AGTTAAAAATGTCTTATCGTCACCAGCCTTTAATGAATGGTCTATCGATAATAATTTCACTTTAACTTGTTTCTTGCTCTTGTCTGTGTGTATATATTCGTTACCGACTTTTAAATCTACGGTAGTTGATGTAGAACCGGGCACGAAATCTGTCACATATTTTATTGCAGCCTTACACGCATTATCTATACCTGTAAAATCTGCAATCGTTGACACTAACTGATTTTTCAACACGTCTTTACGACCGCTAGCGTCTTTCGGTACATTTATTTTGTACTTATTTAAAAACCCGTCAAGCAATTCCTGCTTAATTGTATTTACAAAACCGATGGCGGTTTCTAAATTATTTGGAGTGCCTGAATATTTTGCATCAAGTTTAGGTATTATATTAGCAAGCACACTTGATTCTATTTCTTTTATGGCTGTAAGTGTTTTTTTAACAGCAGCATAACCGCCGTCGTTGTTAATCACCGGCCATGTAGTCATAGACTTTACTGCAGTATTCAACGAATTGAAATACACTTGTTCTTTTTTAAGTTCGTCTATGATTCCCCGTTTATTGTCGTCAGTTATTACAAAATCGTCATCCGATGCCGATGGAGTAACTGGCGCTACAGTAGCATCGTCTTCATCGTCTTCAGTTTCATCAGTTTCTGATTGTTGAACATCAGTTTTCTTGTCTAATGCTTCTAATGCTTTCACATATTCCAATCCCCATTGCAGAGACATACCATTCAATTGAGTTTTCTTTATACCTGTTTTTATCGAACCGGCAAGCCATGACAATGGACTAAGTACGGCACCGGTCAATATGCCCAGTGCCGACTTATCCCATGCGACAGCCTTCTCGTTAATTAATATAATCTCATCCCTGTTTAAAAGATATTTCATAAGCTAGTGAGTTTATTTTATAAATTAGTGTTTAACCTCTATTCCAGCATAACTGAATTTCTTGAAATTGATTTCGAAACACTTTGCCTCAGTCTTGATAACCAAGTAAGGATTAGAATGACAAATCATGATACTGTTTTGATAAATAGTATACGGTATCTTAGCAATAGCTTCTTCAAAAATTTGTTTTGCAGTCTTACTGGCAACTTCTGGTGTGACTTCTGTTGTAACTTCTGGTGTGACTTCTGGTGTGACTTCTGGTGTGACTTCTGGTGTGACTTCTGGTGCGACTTCTGGTGCGACTTCTGGTGCGACTGAATTATTTTTTGTTGTATTTTCAGTTGTATTTTCAGGTGTAATTGCTGTATTTTCAACGTGTTCTTCAGTTTTTTTCTTTGATTTCTTAGCCATGTTATTGGTATTTTTATTTATTTTTAGTGTATTTCTGTACTGTAGTAATTATATATTAAATTATTCTGTGTTTATTTTGAAATACGTCAATTATGTGACCTAAACAAAAGACACAGAGTGCCATATAATTTATATGAAAATTTGGATGATAAGTGATACACATTTTGGAAAATATAATTTAGATTCCGACAAATGGCTAAATAACATGAAATCTTACTTTTATGATTTCTTTATACCGTTATTAAAAAAACACAAAAAGAAAGACGATGTTTTATTTTTTCTTGGTGACTTATATGATAACAGAACAAGCATTAATATAAAGGTTATAGACTGTGTTGTAAAATTATTTGAAGATTTATCCGAAATAATCGAGTGTCACGTATTATTGGGTAACCACGATAATTTTAACATGTCTGACCCTGAAGTAAACTCGGTGTGTACCATCAGGAACATACAGAATGTCACGATATACGACAGTCCTAAGATTATTACCATCGACGGAATGAACGCACTCATGATGCCTTGGATTCACGGCAAAGACAATGAGAAGTCAGTATTAGAGCAATATACTGGCACGGACCTATTGTTTTGTCATTCAGACTTAAACGGGTGCAGGACACAGCTGTATCCGACAAGGCCGGTAAGTCGCAACATATTAGACATAAACGATTTCCAGGGTTTCGGAAAGATATACTCTGGGCACATACACATAGTGCAGGAGATAAACAACTTCACGTTCGTCGGCAGTCCTTACCACCTGGACCGCAACGACGTTGGTAACCGTAAAGGCGTATGGGTATATGACACGAAGAAGAAATCAGATTTCTTCTTCGAGAACGATTTCAGCCCCGAGTTTAACAAGATAAAGATTTATACAGAGAAAGACTTCAAGACGCTGTCTGACAGCATGTTTGACAAGAATTTCGTAGACTTAGAGATAAGCAACAATCTACTGGTAAACACGCCGCACCTGAGACTGGAACTGGACAAGTTGGCCAACAAGAACAAGATCGAAAACATAGAGTTCATAGACGACGTCGTGAAGACAATAAAAACTAAAAATTCGTGGGCGAACACCAAGGACAAGTCGATAAAAGACATCAGCCGTGATTGGACCGACCGCGTAAAACTCAATGACGAGACTGACATGTTTACAGAGATAGAGCTCAAGAACAAGATGAAGGAGAAGATTGAAGAGTGTTTTGAGTTATTGAAACTTAATGCAAAATAAAAAGCCGGTATTTGTCAGACTCGTCAAAGAACTCTTCAAACTTGTCACTGGAATGTGTTTCTTTGTCTTGTAATGACATAGCGTTCCAAACATTCGCGTATTTAGTATCGTCTTCGTTTGACTCATTGAGCTTACATCACTCGTTTATTGTAGTTATCATATCTTAAATTCTATATGTTTTAATCATATATTAAAAATGGCCGTTAAAAACGGCCATTTGATTTTTAGTTGCTTAACGGTATGTATATCTTATCGTGACATCGGTAATCGTTGATTTTCACGTCAGAGACTCTGAAATCGAATAGATTTTTTATATCCTTATTGAGTTCGAGCATCGGTAGTAAATAGGGTTCGCGTGATATTTGCTCTTTTATTGCGTCGATCTGGTTGACGTATATGTGTGTGTCGCCCAAACTACATGAAACCTTACCAGGTACCATGTTGACGACTTGTGCTATCATGCTCAACAGGAACGCATATGACGCAATATCGAACGGAAAACCAAGTGGCATGTCGACAGAACGCATCTGGAACATTATAGAAATCTCTCGCACCGGAATATCGTATTCTGTAAGTATATTTTCTACTTGTCCCTCCAGCCATGTGTCGCCAGGAAACTCACAATAAGAAACAATCATTTTTGTTTTTTGTTCATCCTCAGTTTTTATGAGATTTAATCTCTCGGAAAACGTAAGCTCGCGTGTGAAGACTTGCCATGCGTAGTGACACGGTGGCAACACGGCTTTCTTGACATTTACCGGGTTCCATGCTGTGACCATCATTCGACGATTGTCCGGGTTGTTCTTCAATGAGTCGAGTACTTCCTGCACTTGGTTTATGCCGTACCAGTCGACCCATTCCTTGCCGTATACAGTACCGAGTTCAGCGTACGCTTGCGAGAAAGTAAGACCAATCGGCCCCAGATGTTTATCGTCTTTGATCGCCTGGATGAATTCTTTTTCGGTCAAGATCCTGTATTCAAGAGTTGTCGCGTCAAGAATTTTACTGTTGAGTGATACCACATCGTGAAGTGTTTCGATGGTCTTGTAACGCTTGTAGCAGTCTCCTACCCAAATGTTTACGCCGTTATCGACGAGATATTTGATGTTGGTGTCGCCACGCAGGAACCACAGTAGCTCCACGAGTATTCCTTTCCAGAACATCTTCTTTGTCGTCAACAATGGGAAGCCTTCCTTCATGTCGTGTGTTATCATTCTGCCGAAAACTTTCTTAGTCCCGGTCCCGGTGCGGTCACCAGATACGGTGCCGTTCTCCAATATGTCGGCAATTATCGCGCGGTATTGTTCATCTAAATTGTTCATATAAAAATATACGTGTTGGTTATTAGTTTGTTATATATCAAAACGTCATTATTGTTTATTTTCAAACATTCAATACAATATATAATATTAATAAAAATAGTTATTGAGTGCTGGGCCGGTGTAGATAGCATCACAACCTGCAGTAATAAACCGTGAGGGCAAAAGATAGTATCACAACTCACAAAATAGAATGTGCACAAGACCGATAACTTAAATAAATCTATAATAAAAAATAAATCAAAAACATGCAAACATCCGAACTTATAAGAAATGAAATTTTGTCTGAATCTGACACGGTGCAATTACGAGAGATTTTCGTATCAAAATATTGCTCACACAAGGGATGGGACAGGGAAAATCTCAGTTTTGAACAAGTTCTTGAGATAAGAACACATAACGAATGGAAGAGTCCAGGTATTATGAAATCTTAAAAATCAAGATATTTTTATTATTACATTAAAAAAGGCCGGTTTACCGGCCTTTTTTAATATATAACACTATGAAAGATGTAGATTTAAGCAAACATACAAAACAAGAATTTAAGACATTTAAAGATTGGTTTAAGTTAATGAACAAAAATAACTATATCGTGTTATTTTTATTGGCATTAGTTGGTTTTATATACGTATTGACTCAATACGAGGCCACTGTAGCATTTTGTGTAGCAATTTGTATCCCAACGCTAATGATGATTATAATCGCCTATAAAGGGTTCTACAAGCATTGGAGAGATATGCAGAAAAATCACATAAGATAACAATTAAAGATATGAAGATAATATACGCGCTACAGGCAATACCCAATGAGATTAGTAAATCAATTTTTTTGGCAGGACCGAGTTTAAGACCCGGACAGGACGGAACATCGTGGAGAATTGCGGCTCTAAAAATTTTAGAGCTGTTAGAATATGACGGAGTCGTATTTGTGCCAGAAGCCGAAGTTGGGAATTTTGAGGATTTCGACTACGAACGCCAGATCATGTGGGAATCTAAATGCCTGCACATGGCAGACAACATCGTGTTCTTCATAAACAGGGATATAGATAATGGCTTACTGGGGCTCACGACAAATGACGAGTGGGGTTTCTGGAAAGCCTCTGGCAAGTGCATACTTATAACAGAACTAGACGCAGACAAGGTCCGCTACCAGGAGTGGTGGGCTAAAGACCTTAAGATGGAAGTCTATCACGATTTGTTCAACGGCCTCAAATACGTGATCAACACACAGACAGACTGCTCACGCCGGGACGGCGAGAGATTCATAACGCAAGAGATTTGGAAGCTTGCACAGTTCCAGAACTGGTACAAACAACTGAGACTGAACGGCAACTGGATAAGCGACGCGAAAATACTGCACGTATACCGCACTCCTAAGGGAATGCCGTTCGCATTCAGCATGTGGGTGAACGTATTCATCAAGTCAGAGAACAGGTACAAGAACAACGAGTTCATATTCTCTAGACCTGACATATCGTCTTGTGTGTTGTACTACTGGAGACCGAACCCGATGGATTGTGAAATCGTGTTGGTTTCAGAGTTTAGAAGTCCTGTGAATAATGACATGGGTAAGGTCTATGAGGTTCCTGGCGGTTCTAGCGTGAAGCCCGGGCTTGACCCGAAGGAAATAATAATAGACGAACTAGAGGAGGAGACAGGTTTCATCCCGAAGATTGACAGACTCGAATACGTCAGCGAACGACAGGTGTATTCTACGCTGTTGACACATAAAAGTCACCTGTACTCATACAAATTGGACAAGTATGAGCTCGACGTGCTGAAATCGAACCAGAACAAAGTGTTTGGCAACGAGGCGGATTCCGAGAGAACAGAGATACACGTGATGTCCGTGGGAGAGGCGATAGAGCACAAGTACATAGACTGGTCTAACGTAGGACAGATACTCACGGTAATAAATAAAGCTACAGTTTAAATGAAACGATTGGCGTTATCTGCCAGGGATTTCTTCGTGCTCATAAAATATGTTGTCGATGACGCTGTTGAAGCGGTAGACGCTTCGTGCATCGAACTTGTTCTCGAATGTCATAACGTTAGAGTGTGACGTGTCCATAAATTCTGTATACAAATCCATGGTCTCCTTCTGGCCGTATATGTCCCATGCGTCTTTGTTACGCCCGTCGTTATTGGGTTGGGCGCAGACGTAGACGACTTCGAAACAGTCTTCATATTCCTTACACAGCCACGACCATGCTGCGATACCCTCTTCCACAGTTATGCGACCTGACTGTACTCCGAACACGAGGTTCGAGAGAAAACCCCGATCCACTATCAGGTTCTCGCTTATCAGTCCCTTCTTGAATAAGTCCAAAATCGTGATGTCGTAACCCAATGTCAGGTAGTACAACTCTTTCTTCGAGTTAACTTCTTCCATGGCTTCGTCACGGTGGACTTTGGAGAATGACTCCTTGAAGTATTTTGCGAACGGAAACTTGTACGTCTGTATGTCGGATTTCAGATTGCCGATGAGATAGGTCTTACCGACATTTCTCGCACCTTCGATAAATATTACTTTATTCATATTGTAAATATAGTTATTTTATTTGACATAAAAAATTATTTTTTCTTTTTCTTAGACGATGGCATGCTTGGTGCACATATCTCTGGCAGATAGTCTTCCATTCTGTAATTTCTACGCCCGCAGTATACAACGTCCGCTTTCTGTATTATACCTTTGAGTATGTACTTAGTGTTCAGAGGAGCCTTTGGCTCTGTATTGTCTTGTGATTCGTCGTTTACCATAGTTTAGAAATCTTTGCTGCTTCTTTTATCACCGCATCTTCCGGTGTCTCGTTAAGGAACTGGTGGTTCATGTACGTCCTCAGTTCAGCACGGAAATCTTTCAGCTTGTAAATCATCGCATCACCCTTGTCTGGTATGTGGCATATGAAACCATAGTCCGAGTATATTCCTGCTTCTTCCAATAGCAATTGGTACAACGAAATCTGTAGCGAGTACTTGTTAATCTCGTTCTCCTTATACTTCTCGAATGGGTATAATAACTTACCGAATGCGAAATCCTTGTCTGTCTTAATCTTCTTGTTGGTCTTCCAGTCACCCACTATTATCGAATTCTCCCACAGGTACAGTTTGTCTATCGTCCCGGCGAGTCCCCACACTTTAGACAACACCCTGATCTCTGAGCCCACGCTCTCAAGTTTCGAGAGTCTGCTCTCGTAAATAGACTTGAACTTCTCTATGCGTTGGTTTGCCTCCGCGTCCTCTGTCAGTGCGGTACTTCCCTCCTCATAGAATTTCTCTATGTAGTCATGTACCATATGTCCCAAGTCACAAGACCTGTCGCGTTTCGCATCCCATTCGGCCAGTATCTCTTCCTGTGTTATGCCTGCCTGGTCTGCCTTCTTCTTTGACCAGAAGTCAGAGTCGAATTTCTTTATGAACCTTTCAAGGAATGACGTTACTCCGTATATCACTTTCCCGTCATACGTGTACACGTGCGACGGCTCATCGAACTTGAACAACGGGTCGTTGTAGTACTTCAGTTTCTCTACGATGCTCTCCTTAGTTATTATCTCCATTTTTTTGCATTTCTATTTTTATTAGTTTTAGCAGATGTGGTGTGGCATGTCTGTCGAAAGGCACCGTCATGTAATCCACTTTATTGTCGGAAAGAAATTGTTTAATCTCTTTGTCTTTAACCATCGCTTCCACGATGGTCTTCTGCATCCTGCCTGTAGGGTCATATTCCGCGGAACGCTCTATGAACACGTTCATGTTCCTGAGCTGGTTGAACTCAGCCATCGCCATCTCGGTAAGAAACTGTGTCCGGCCCTCGTCGTAAACCAGCGATAGTATGAAAGGCGAGTCTGTGACTGCCACGTCTACCTTGCCGTTCAGCGTGAACTGTTTTCCGTGTTGTTTTCCGAGTATGTACAGCTGGTTCTTCATTTTCGGAAACGACTCTTCCCAGACCAACTGCTTGGCGTATTCGGTTATTATCTCACACCTGACGCGATTCCACTTCAGTTCGCCGGTCAGCTCTAACGCGATTGTAGATTTGCCTGCGCACGGTCCTCCGAAGAGATTTACAAATAGTGTCTTCATTTTTGTATATATATGTGTTTTATTTTTATTCCGAGTGTCGTGATTAATTCGATAGCGTCTTTCGTCTCCAGGTTGTACTTGTGTTTCTTTGCAAAATATATCTCACGGACTCCTGCGGTCACTGCGTGTTTAAGGCAGTTGAAGCATGGTTCTAGGCTTTTGATTATATTTGTTTTAATGTTATTCCACACTTATTCAAAAGTTTTATAGAATCAGGCGATGTCTTATTGTGATCAGTAATATAATATATTCTTTTTACTCCCGACCCTGCCAAATGTTTAATACAGTTATTACACGGCTTGAGTGATACATACAGGTCACAACTTTCAATATTCGTTTTTATTAGTATGGACATCTCAGCGTGGATTTCAAATAATTCCGCCCACTTACGATGTGCAACGCTGTATTCGTCTGTTTTTTTCCATTCGTCAAAAGACATATCTATTTTTTTTGTTTTATATACAGCAAAAAAATGTTCGTAGCAATTTAAACTTTGTGTGATTGTTCTATTATTACCTACTGCAATAATTTTATCATGTTTAACAGCAATTGCATATACTCTTTTTTTTGTACATTCTGTTGCACCGCATTTATTTTCTTGAAATTTTATAAGTTTTTTTTTATATTTAATAATTTGTTTATTTAATTCAATTTGTTCAATTTTGTATTGTTTAAATTTTGCTATGTCGTATGGTCTGGTGCTGAAAAATTGTTGTGTACTCTTAGATTTGACACAATCTTTAATGAAATTGACAATGCCTTTAACATCGGGTATGTCGTTTTCCCATATAACCACATATTTATACGATTCTCTGTTTTTTACGTCATGTAAGCAATTATACGCTTTTATAATTTCGTTAAAATATTCTTTTTCGGTAAATTGTTTAAAGTGTGTAAAATCTTTATGCCAGTATATACCGTTATATTCTATAATCACCTTATTGTCTAATAAAATATCATGTAGGTAATTATATTTTGTATGTATTTGTCGTAATTCTATATTTACAACGGGCGAATAAAAATTTGTATTTACTGCATGATTTTCGTTTATTAATTCGTTTGTTATGTCAATTTCTACTTTCGACTTGTTTATATTTTTAAATGATTTTGCCGCCGCTGCACCACCAATTTTTCGTGATTCTATGAATTTTTTGTTATATTGTAAGTTCTCACGTTTTCTAGATATTTCATTCGCCCATGCTTGGAAAAATGTGAGCATTTTTTTCTTGGCATCTTCAGGATTATGCCCGCGTTCTAACCAGTATTCTAATTTTACGTTTCTGATAGATTTTATTGCATACCATATTTTTATAAATTCTAAATAACCTTCGATTTTGTTAGTGTTAAAATATGCCGATAATTCAGCGGCTCTATGTTCTGTAAAATTATCACAGATTAAGTGATTATATAACTGTTCAGTATCGGTGCTTTCGAAGCACGATAATTCTAATCTAATTTTTTGCAGATACCTCGTATTTAGATAGTTATTTGCCGTTTCTAGCGATAACCCAGATTTTAATAAATTGTGCCAAGACAAAAAACTATTAGTATTTTTAAGTTGTTTATCGCAATACAATAGCTGGATTTCGGATTTATTATTTACACATTTACCTGTCATTATCAATATCTATAATGTTATGTACTTATTTTACACCAATCTGTTAGGAAAGTTTAATATGATTAATATATAGTTTATGGATATTAAGGATTTACTGTTTTTCAATAAAGAGGGAAACCACATGAATTTCAACTACGACGAGACATTGGATTTGTGGAGCGGGAAGATGTTTTTCGATAAAAACTCTACAGAAACGTTCAAGACGCAAGGGGTATACGCATTCGAGAAAGTCCAGGGCACGAACTTGACGTTCCAGGCACGCCTAGAGAAGTTCCAGGTGTTCAATACTAATAATTTTTTAGCATTCCCTAAATTCGACGCCACGGAATTGCCGGTACTCGGCATAAAGACGACTACCAACTCTGCGGCATATAACACGAAGTGGGTGTATGCCGACGGCATCGAGAAAACTTTTTACCCGGGAATGTGGGTTTATTTTAAGGGTCTTGACGGATACCACAATACCGATTTCGACGAGTACAGCACGACATACATACAGGGACGCAAAGTTTTAGCAGTAGAACCGGGCAGAGCCCTGGTATTCACGAACACGCCAAACAACACGCCACTGTCAGCATTCGCGGCTTTGCCGTCGATGAAGATAATTCCGATGAATATCATGGAAGTGCAGCAAGCACTCAGCGGCATTCCGGCCGAACCAACATGGAACGAGACAAACTTAGACACTAAAGTATACGCTGGCAAGAAATTGTCATTTGTCGCAAACTCTGATAATTCTGGAATATACACGCACAAAGAGCCGGTATTGAAAAGGGTCAGACATGCAGTCAAGCTCGCGCCCAACGCATTCATACCAGTGGCAGGAGACAAGCTGGTGATAGACATGACATTACGAGTGAGTAACATACCCGTACATAACGGGCTAACTTCATTCGGCATTTCAAACCCTAACGAGATTCAGGTGACGCATATACCGTCGTTCCTGAAGATGGGAGATTCGATACAGGCATTCCAGAAGATTACGCCGTTGTCAATATCGAACGCGGTAACGCTGGTAGTTACCGGCATAAACAAGAACACTAACATCATAACTGTAGCGACGACACTGAACGCGCAAAATGTAGACTGTACTATAGATTTGGCGACTAACGTATTACGCATGGAGCAGGACATCGTGTTGGATAACAATAACGTGTATTCGCTACCGTTGACATACTGGGTATTGGTAAACAAGTGGGCGGACATATTAAATTCCTTACCTGGCGGCAGCACAATACAATATCTGACAGACAGCGACGAGTTATTAATAACTTCTAATTTCTCAGATGCATACTCGACAGTTGCTGTAAATAAAGTGGGCATCACTAACGTGTCCACACCGATAGCATACAGTACGCCGACATACAACATATACCCGCTGTGGCTCGAAGAGCCGCTGTTGGTTGAAGAGATAATAAACAAAGACAGTACAATATACAACAGAGACATGGTGTTCACCGTCATCGACGATTTTGGTCTCAATGTCACAATCAATGGAGTCGATTACAATGTCGACCGGGACTACGTTGTAGGCTTTCCGATACTGACAGTGTCTAACACGGTAGGAGATTTCATATCGCAGTTTGCTGTCGGCCTGGCGCAGATTGGCATCATCGTCACACAGAACACAACAGTCAATGCTGGCGACACACTAAACATAAAATGCGAGTATCCCAACATACCAGTGTTCACGCAACTTAAGATGGGCGATTTCTCACAATATTTAGTCAAATACCGTGCTATACAGTTTAATAACATAAAGTCTCAACTCATAATAACTATAAACGAGCAGAATTATTACATACCGTTCAACACGAACGACACAACAACAGTCACCAACTGGGTAACAGCACACAAGGGCACTCTGTCGACGCTCGGAATATTGGTGTCGTCTAATCTGAGCACTGTATTTTTTGACACACTGGACCCAGAGAAGACTGCGCTCATAACATACAATATAGGATACATACCGAAGTCCGGAGATTTGTCTGTATACGACACACTGTATGCGACAGCCGCAAACGGCAGTGTATTGGCGGGAAATGAAATAAAGACAAATCCTGGCACATACAACTTCTTTGACAGCTATTCCACAGGACAGAAGATTTCGATACACGGCGCACTGAAGCTGACGCAGAATAAATCATACAACATAATCGCGTTAGAATCTGACACTATATCGCTGTCATACCAGGGCGCATTCTGGGATCAGGGTCTACCCACATTTTCGTTGAACATCATTTCAGATTATTTCATAAGATTTCCGAAATACGGATTGTCGGAGTATGCGAACAACGCGAAATTGATATGGTCTTGGAAAGACACACAGACTCCAGACTTCTTCTTCTACGATTTCACAGGCACGCAGTTGAAGCCTATATACGAAAACTTTCCGCCGTACTCAGGAATTACCCCATTGTGTGGCACTGAAGGAGAGATAGAACTGAAATTATTGGATAAACCGAACGACAAGTTGCAATTGGTCACAGAGCCCAGGGCACAACAGACGGTATTCAGTAAGATAGAATACATTATACCGTACATAGACAATAACGAAACAGCAGGATTAGAGCCTGCTCCGTTACAGTTATTCATGGGGTACAGGGCAGATTTCGAGAGCTGGAACAAGGCTAGAATATATTTAGAATTAATAGTAGATGTCAAATTCGATTTGACTACATCGGTAAACCTGATAGACGACCTGTGGGTGTTTAAAGACAACTACATAGAGGTACAATCTGTTACTAATGCTTTCGATTTCAACGTTATCGGTTTCAAGAAAGGCCAGGTCGTACAGGTTCTCTCTAATGACGTAAACGTGGATGGCAGACAGCTCGGAGTGCTCAACAATACCGGCAAGAAACACAAGATTGCATCTGTTGCGCCACACAAGATAACTTTCGTACTCGACATATTAGAAGAGACATCGATAAAAGAAGTGCCGAAAACATCGCCACCATATTATGACATAACTGGAAATCCGGTGATGGAAAAAAGGACGCTCAACGTTTCGCTTGTCGTACTGCCTAAGGTTGTCACATATGTCGACGTATATGGAGAATCTGAGGAAGAAGACGAGAGACACGCAATAAGCCTGAACAATAAGAATCTAAACATATTGAAATTACAGGATTTCTACATATTCAAAGAGGTAGACATAAAAGAGCAAGGCATAGACTGGATAATATTGAATCGCAAGCGCAAGGAGCTGTTGGAGATATACCCGGAATTGTTCAATAACATCGCGAGTTACAAGTCTGTTATACAGGCCATAAATTTCTTCGGTTATAACGATTTATCGTTCACAGAGTACTTCCAGAACATAAATCCCGAGAGTACCAAATTCGGACAGCTCTTCAATATGGAATTATTGAACATATTCGATAAGAGCGTTCAGGGTTGGGAATATTCTAATCTCGCATTCGAAAACCTTCGCAACGAGGGTTTCAGGAAGACGAATCTGTTCTCGCTGAATTACAAGATAACTGACACTGATGGTAATTTTATAAGCGCATATTCTCTTGACGAGGTGCGCATAAAATTACTCGGGTTAAAGAAGTGGTTGATTGAGAACATCATTCCGATTGGTACGAAGATTATAGACATAACTGGTAAGTATCAGATGCCACAAGAGTTTGTATTGAAACACGATACGTACAGCGTGAAGAGTTTCAAAGTTCAGGAATACGCAACGCCTGTAGACTTTGGTGTCACTGGTTATCTGTCTCCTATACCGGTAGGCTCTAACACGTATAACCTCGGAGTTCAGTTCTTCAGTGCTGGCGACATCGAGTGGTTCGGATACCGCATAAGGACGTTCTATCTCGAAGAGTGGAACGACTCCATAAACTATGTGGTTAACGACAATGTATACCACAACGGCGTGACATGGAAATGCACCAGCGCAGTGCTACCCGGTGACGAACCCGGCATAACGTCATCATGGACAAAGATTAACATAGATTCGTTGGCAGCCAATCAAATCATCGCAGACTATCGTTATGACGACACTGGCACGTCATTCACCGTAGACCGTATGATTGACCCGCATTTCATAATAGAAGTGTCGTGGCATTCTGGATACAGCGCGGTGTTGTTGAACAGAAAAGTTTTCTCGGTGATACCAGGTTTCTTTAAAAATATAAACATGTGATGATTTTAATAAAATCATCACATAAAAAAAGGAGCTTATAGCTCCTTTTTTTCTTCGTCTAGTTGACTGAATATCTGTTGCTGTAATTGAGTATCGCTCGCGCCTGGATATTTCTCCTTCAAGACGCCATATAAAACAGTACTGTCTTTCTTCAGTCGTTCCAATTGTGCGACGTATGGCATCATTATGTCCTGTAACCGGCCGATTTCCTTGTCATAACCAGACATGACTTCCGCCAACTTAGACTTCTTCAAAAGGTCTGTGCCTTTCATGTCTTTAAGTGCGTCGATGTCGTCTTTCAGTTTAATTAGAATATCCTTATTCTCGCTTAGTGTCTTTTCGAAAACTGCTAATTCGCTGACGACTTTGTTATAGTTCGTTATGATGCGTTTAGATTCTTTTACGTATTGTGTTTCTATCCTCATATTATTTCGTTTGTTCTTCGTACATTTGCAGCATATCCTCGAATCTATCGACATCCGGGCTGTTGACTTTATTGTCTTTCATCTGTATAAATTTCTTTTTTACTGCGACATACTGTTCTTCGCTGCTTATGGTGAATAACTTCTTGACGTCACCGTCCCACGCAGGACCACTGTTACCGCGCCCAAAAAACGACGATGCGTTCTGATCAGAAACCGGAAAGGTTTCTGTAGACACTGCGGGCATTTCGACTGCATCGCCAGCATCGACAACCTGTACTAAAGTCTTACCTTTTTTAACGGTTTTGCGTCTCTTGTTTCCGCCGCTATTCAGTTCACCTTCCATCCAGTCTTCTATAGATTTCTGAAATGTGATTTGTAATTTAGCAGAATTCTTGACTATGTCATCGTTTATGAATTTCTTTGAAAGATATGCGGTGAATGATGTCTTGAACATGTCGTTCAATAGGTCAATCTTCTCGGCTTTTGGAAGTCTTATCTTGAATGGTATCAGTATCTCAATCTCCTCGGACAGTTTCACGTTATCGAACACGTCATATTCCGGCATTCTGATTGCTCTGGGATGACCTGGATTATTTAATGCCGTTTCGGTATTTGGTGTATGGCCGTTGTCAGTCAATCTGTCTGTGAGACCACCAGTGTTTCCGCCATGTGCGACTTTCTCGTATTTACTATCATCATCCAGAGACACGCTCTCGTGAAGACGTGCAGACGGCTGTATATTAGTATTGGAGTTCTTTACTATAGATTCCATCTGTTGTATCAACGACTCGTCTACAATAGGTGTATCGAAGAATGTGTCAGGATTTACTACCACCTCAGAATCTGTCGGTTCGTTTGTGAAGTCTTGAACTTGGTCGAAATCTGTTATTAAAGTGGCAATCTTGCATCTGGCGCCGTTGGAAAATATCACATACTCGCCGTCTAACTTATCTACGGTAAATACGTCAGAGTCGCTTGAGTTCTTCCTCTTGTATGATTTATCTAAAATTTCCATCAAATATTATATTTTATATTTTATATTATGAAATTCACGATATGTTTAAAAAAAAACATCCAATTAATTGGATGTTTTTTATATTTATAAAAGTTATGCTTAATCTTCGTCATCATCTGAAAAAAACGCCTTAGCTTTCTTCTTAGAAGAAGTCACTGCTTTGTTCTCTGCGGCTTCTTCCGAAACTGAAGTCGCTGCTTTAGTTGCGTTCTTTTCGGTCTTTGCCGGTTTTTCTTCTTCTTCTTCTTCATCATCATCAAATACCGCTGAACTGGTCAATGGCTTAGATGCCGTTGCATTACTAGAATTACGTTCTGATGAAGAACTTGGGTCATAAGCACTACCAGATAATAACGCGATTATTTTGTTAGCCTTGTCGTACTGTTCTGGCGTCCAATCTTTCGGCATGAAATCTTCTAAATTGTGTTCTCTCGATTTCAAGAATTCAACAATTCTTTCTTTTTCGCCCGGTGTAATCTTGCCATCAGCCCCAACTTTCAACATTTTGCCGTCAATTGTGATAGGCTCAGGTGCTTCAAATTCAGAAGCGTCATAGTTATAGTAACCGCCAACTTCCTGTATAACTAAGTTCAGATTTGCGCCATATACTAAATCTTCGACTTTACACGGTTTACGTGTGCTTTCGGCTTTGGTCTTGATTTTCACAAAAATCTTGTAACCGAACGGAAAGATAAAAATTTTTCCTTCATTGTCTGGAACTTGCTTGTCTTCAACAACATAGGCATATGAGTAATACTTAGTATTACGGCTAATTAACTTAGCTTTGTCGTTGTCTGTCGGGTTCTTCGAGTTTTTCAAAGCCCAATATGCTTTACATAGTGGACAGTCTTTGCCGATGTTTGCGTTTTTCAAACAGTCGAAATATCCCTGTAACTCTGGGTTGTTCTTGAAGTCTGCGTAATGCAAGTGTTTCTCGATTGCGGTCGGCCCGATTTTACCGTTTACCATTAAGTTCGGGAGGATGCGAATTACCAATTCGCGTTTACCGTCTTTACCTTCTTCCAATTTGGGTCTCAATAACCCGTCATTGTTTTTTTGTTTGTCATTTAAGTACGAACCAGCTTCTGATTCGCCTAAATTAAATACATCATCTTGTGTTGCCATAATTTTTCTTTTTTAATTCTTTTTATTGCTGTTAAATTATTTATATGTATTATACAATACTAACGATAAAAAGTTTGGCCAGTTTTAAAAATTATCAGAATTTGCTACCGTGAAATGAGTACACGTATTGCGTGTCGTACTCGACATTTACGCCGACTGCCTGCATTGTCACGTATATGTCTTCTATGCATTCGTTTTCGGCGCCGCCAACTAATATGACTTGTCGTTCTTGAGTCTTCATAGACTTGAACAGCGACAACAGTTCTTTTGAGCATATGAACCACTGGTGCGAGCCATCGACATAAACGTACGTGTAGCCATGTATTGTATCAAACATGTCGCCTCTGTTAGGACCTGCATCCAGTTTGTCGAATACAGTCTGCCACATGGGTTCCGGGAAACATGATTCTACGTCATCGGCCATGAGCTCCCCGCCGTATGACTTACTGTACGTACCTACCTGGTTCGGAAAATCGTAGTCCGGGGCGTCTGAAGATGTATCGTCCCATATCTGGAATACCCTTTTGTAATCTTCACAGTATTCTATAAGTTTTTCTAAGTACTCGTCGCCGAAGAACTTGTGGAAAAGCTCCTGTACATCGCATATCACTATGTCGATTCCTGCGTTTTTCTGTTTCTTCTCGAAAACACGCCAATCGGTTAAACTAGTTATCATGCAATTATATATTATTTATTATTCTCTATACAGTATATTCCAGGACGAGCTGTTTCATATTTTTGTAATAGCATTCTAATGTTTATTTTTGTTTTAAATATTTGTGTACACCAAACAAACAGCATCAATTAAGTCGTCAATCGGCTTTGGTATTGCCTTCATCTTGAGCAATTCATCTTTATGATAAGATAATGACCTTTTTATTTGTATATCGATATTTTTATTATCGAAAATACTCTCAAGCATATCAGGTTTTTTAAAACTGCCTCCCGGAATTCCTATTGAATTCCTATAAATATATTCAATTCTTGGTTTTTTGCCCCCAATATGTTTCTCGATCGCAGGATATGTTAGTTTACACGTTTCTATTTTAAGTGTCGATGGCGAAATGACTGTTATATTGTCAAACTTGTATTGGATCAGATGATGTCTCAATAACGTGCTAAAACCGATTAAATCAATAAGACTTGAGGTGTTAGAACTACTGTAACTGTAACCTTCAATAAAAATAACGGAATCTTCGGGATTGCAAATGTCGAGTATTTTTTTAACTATTGCTAACGAAATAGAGTTGTACTGTATGTTCTTCAATATTTCATTTTCTGAATATACTGACGATTTTTTTATATCCGTATATACATAATCAACATGGCTTAATACTTTATGCCATTTTGATAATTTGTCATTATTACGAAAATTAAAATAGTATTCAGCGTCCGGGGTTTTGATAAAAATTGCAGTAGATGTAAGACTTGGGTCTATTCCTATATAATTCATGGTTAACTTGGTATTTTAATAATTATACCACTGAATCATTCAATGTTTAATTTATAGCTTTCCTGCGTTCTTGAGCTGGTTTAATTTGCCGAGTCCATAGAAAGTCTGTACGACTTTAACTTGTATGACACCCATCTCACCGATCGGATATGCCGTAGACTTGTTCCTCGGTTTCAACAGTGCGGTCAGCCACAATGTCTGGCCCACGCTGACGGACTTTATGGTGAGGTCTGAGCTCACATTGGTGCCGGCGTTCTCGTATTTCTCGATGTCCTTAGGGTCGGTGATGACGGAAAGAATCGTGTCTATCTCCCACACTTTCGGGTCTATCGGTTCCAACGTGTCAGGCTTGATCATCAGTATGTCATCGGACAGGTTGTCCATCGCTTCTCGTATCAGGAATTGGTTTATGTTTGTTATCATGTCGTTATGTGTTTTTAAGTGTTTATAGTTCGTTACACAATTCTAAGAACACTGGCCCAAAATCGGCATCGTCTTATCTATTATTCTAAACTTGTCAATTATTGTTATCATCAATATACGATACTATATTTTTTTAACAAATGTTCTAATTCCGGTTCTAATTGTTCATTAATTAATTCTATTGATAATATTAATCCTGGTTCATATTTAATTTCATGTATAACAACTTCATCCTCACCCGAAAATGTTTCACAATATTGTTCCCAATTTAACTCCGAGTTTTCATCAGCTTCTTCTGCGTCAGAATATCCCAAATTTGCATAATACTCTTTTTCTGTGCTAAACCCGGTTACATGTGCACATATAGCTGGAAATTCTCTGAAAAAATCCACGTCGTAGTCAATTTCAATGGCTCCTTGATTATATATCATTTCTTCGTTAAATACAATACGACAATGACCATAATTGTCCATTCCGCCACTATTATGGTCTTGAGAAATACTAATCCATTCTTTGTTCTCGGTCATAATAGAACCGTCAGTCAATAAATTAATTAACCACTGCTGTGATGTATTACGATATAAATTTTCGTTGTGACTCAAACTCTCAGTCATTATGCTAGCAATGTTATCATAATTTATTAAATCTAATTGCTGTTTAGTTTCATTGATTTTACGAAATTCGTTAATTGTTGTTATCATCAGTCTAAGAATTTGTATCCTTTTTTAGTCAGGTGCCACTTGTACATGTCCAGCATTCTGTCAGCGTTCATGTCGGGCATGTTGCAAATCATCTTGCCATTTAAGTGTATCTTTCCGTCGTTATCAATATAGATTTTGTCAGCATTCGAGAATATTATGACGTTGTCTTGCAGTTTTACCACGGTCAACAGCTTGAAACCCCTCCACCAGACGTTTATTTTGAAATCTTTTAAAGACGAAATATCCATATATCTATATATAAAAATATAACAAAAACATAATAAAAACATTAAAAACAAAAAATGTTAATCAGAAACACTCAAATCGAGGCCGATAAGTTTATCGACCTAATCTCTAACGACGAGATAATAGTATATGAAGACGTGCAAGGCTCAAAGATATGGGTGAACTATGTCAGTGGTAACTGGGTGATACGCCCGAAGAGCATAAACCAGAATCCAATCAATATAATTGACCTGGCTATGCAGAAATACTATAAATGGGCTTACGCATACCTTCTGTCGCTTCCTGACGCCGTGACTGACCTATTGCGTCCGAATTACTACTTCTGTTTCGAGTACTTCCCAGACGAACAGCCGGCACACATAAAATACGACAGGATTCCCAAGAACCACCTGATTCTGACGTGTATCTGCAAGTACGCAAAGCAGTACTCTTACGACGTAGATGAAATAAAGACATATGCCGATTTGTTCGGTGTCGAGACACTGCCGATGATTTACAAGGGACGTCTCGGCGAGAAACAGCTGAAGGCCATAACGTATTTCCTTCACACGAATCAGAAAGACCTCGAGCTGTTCTTCAAGGAGACTAATTTCGCGGAATTCTTTTACAAATTATTAAACCCATTTGCCATAAATTCGTTCCTAAAGTCTTCCGGTTTCCAGAACAATCTCGAGAAGATTATCGTGAGATTTCCCAAGACGCAGCAGGAATACACTTTGGAGATTCTGAATCCGATGTATCAGAAGGTGATAATGAAGATAGACTCGGAATTCAGTGACGTCTATTCCATATTGCTATTCAACTTCATGCAGTGGGTGCTGTCGATAGACCTGGGAACCATCGAGATTTCCGGCACGACCAGAGAACTTGTGTACATAAACATAATAAGCAAGCTCTACAATATGTACATACAGAAGTACGAGAAGAACATTATCGATTTCATATTCATAGTGCCGCCTTTCTTCAGCAACGACAAGTTCAGGATAAACCAGCAACTGATAAAGAACCAGACGACGATAGACTTAATAAACAAGCATACTAAACTGGAATACGTGTTCAAGATACTGCTGTCGTCTTTTCAACGCGAGCACAAGAAAGGCGTAGGTATCATAAACGAGATAGCATTACAGCACTTGAACGACATCGTCATACGGATACAGTCTAAGGTCGACTCACAGTTCAACTACAATGTGAAGCTGAACAGGCAGGCATACCAGATGAAAGACCTCTCCAAATATCCCAACATAAAATGGGAAGAGGACAGCAGGGGCTACGTTTACCCGGAGATAGGAAAGCTGTTCGACGACACTGACGGAGCGAAGAAAAAATTAGACAAGAAGAAATAATGAGCATCGAAAATATACTCAGCCCAGAGAATGATGGCGACGACAAGACCGAAAAGAAGAAGGTCAAAGATAATTCTACACAGAATAGGCTAGATGGACTAAAGGCTATGCTTATCGCAGACCCTGTACAGCTGGACACCAATAACATACTGGCAAACACTGCAGACTTTCCGGCACCGCAACAGGCGAAGTACATCGACTATATGAAAGAGAAGAAGAGTCATATGGCGTTCTCATTACAGGTGATAACCAACATTATAGAGAACTACGTTAAGTCCAAACAGTTACTGGAATCTCCGAGGCTCAAGGACTTGAAACAGAAAGACGTCATAAAATACTCGCGGTTGCTGTTGCTCGTACAGATTTCTGAAGACAATCTCATAAAACTACAAGAGAGCATAGATGGCGGTGACATGAGCAAGGAGATGTTCGACAGCGTCAATAAGGCACAGAAAGAGATGCGGGATAACATGGACGCCGAAGAGAAACACCTGGACAAATGTGAGAAGTACTGGACTGCGTATGCGACGATGTACGGTTTCGAGAACACTGAAGAGAAGATTGTGCAAGAGTCGGAAACCAAAGACGATACAGTGAAGAAACACGTCATATTAGACATGTCTAAATTATCTGAAATCATTCAGGATAATCTACAGAAAGAGAAGGACATAAATTCGAACAGGGATAAGGAAAATAAAAAATCCCGAGATTAATCTCGGGATTTTTATTACAATTTATTTATTATCTTCTTGACCTGCGCGTATTTGACACACGGCCATTCTTGCACGTTTATGGTAGTCAGTCCGTTTACACCCTTGTCGAAAGCTACATACACCCCTGCTAGTTGGTTTAGCTCGTTGTTGAAAATAACGTCGTCGCTAGTCCATTTCTTTGGAATCTTGTTCTTGAAATCGTGAACGCAGTCCAACAGTATCTGCCTGTTTATGTACAATTTCTGGTCTTGCTCAAAGTTCTTGTTATCGAGAATCTCTCGCAAGAACTGTTTGAACTTGTATATCACCTCTGTCGTATAGATTACGTTCGTGAGCCCTATGACGAATGCGTCTTCTTCGGAAATCTTGAATTCTAGGTTTTCGTCTATAATCTTGTTCACTTCAGCGGTGTTCTTACCATCTAAACAGAAATATTCGTACTTGTCCCATACAAAACGTTTAATCAAATCGGTCGGAGTTATCAGTATTTTCATATTATCTGTATGTATTGTTTTTATCGTTATTTATATTATTCTGTATTTCTATGCAAATGTTTGCGTTTGCCTCACATTTTTCGCACAAATATTTGAATATATGCGGTGTTAATGAGTCTTCTGAAAACCACTCGCCCTGTAATCGGTGTGGTTTCAAGTAATTCTTGAGTATCGTCTCAGTCTTGTACGCTATTATGCGATTCTCTATTTCGTGATACGACTCGACACCGACTATATTCGGGTTACCGACTTTCAGTGTCTGTAGTCTTTTCGCGATGTTTGTAGTTATGCCCACTTTCCACTGACCAATTTCGCCGGTGTTTGAATAAATCAGATATATTTTATACAATTAGATTACCGGCCATTTTTACTGACAGTAATTCTAATTCTGTGTATCTATCTATTTTCTTTTCTGTCCATACTATCTGCAGCACCTTGTTGTAGAACTTGACGCTATCAAAGAATGCCTTCTGCGATTCGACAAACTTCTTGAGTGTGAACCCAAATTCAGTTCTCAGACCATAATACAATTTAACTATAGCGATGTCTTCAAATAGATAGGACATATCGCAGTCGCGAATTATCCTGCCCTCTGTTGTTAATTCTTCATCGTCAACAACGTACGGGTATTCAGTGCACGTTATAATATACCACGCATATGCCAAGTCAAATTCCGGAAATAATGCATGAAATCCAGATAACCCGTCACACGCGTTCAATATGTTTTTGTGGTCGTTACCCATCTTGCCGGCGTGTGCGTAGTCATGGAACAGTGCTGCAACCAACAGTTCAAGCCTGTATTCGCACGAGCAGTATTCCGAAACGTCACACGCGTATTTGAAAACGGTGTATAAGTGGTCGATGCCGTGATACGGACATGCGTTAGACGGATTGTTTTCGTTGATGTATATCAGTGCGTTAATTAAGATGGGAAATTTCGTATAAATATCTTGTATTCTCATTATTATTTATACCGCCGTGAAACATGAATGTTTAAATTTCGCGTTTCATCGCACGCTCTACGTCGCGTTTCTTTATGTCCTCGCGCTTGTCCCAGTTCTTCTTGCCTGTCACCAAAGCGATCTCAATCTTCCACAGGTTCTTCGTGTTCCTGTAAAGCCTGGCAGGAACACAAGTCCAACCCTTTGTGGACAACTTTGACATAATCTTGTCCAGCTCGATTTTGTTCAGCAACAATATGCGCACGCGTGACTCTTTCGCTGTCACGATGTCATTCAGGAGGTGGTTGGCCATTGGCGTAATCTTGGCATTCATGAGACAGAAGCTGTTGCCCTTCATGCCACAGTACGCGGTGTCGATGTTTCCGCCGTGTTCGTGAAGCGACTTAGCCTCCCAGCCCTCCAGCATGATGCCCGCGGTGTATGTGTCCTCCACGTTGTAGAGGTATGTCAACTTCTTATAGGTATAGACTGGCGATTTCATATAGGTCGTATTTTTTTATTAGTGATAATAGTTCAGGTTGTGTCATGTCGATTTCTGTCAGGTCCGTCTTTCTGTCGAGTTCGTTCTTGTTCACGACCTTGACCAGATTCGGTTTCCACCATGCCGGCAGGAATACTGGCTTGCTGAATTTCAGGAAGTGTAGTTTCCACAGAACGATGACGTTGGTAACGCCAATCTTGGATACTATCAGTTTGTTCTGCTCTAGGTTTCCCGACAGCGTCTTTGACTTGAGTTCGTCCTCGGTGAATCCCCACCTGGACACCAATCCCTCGAGCCGGTACGTCATGAATATTTGTCGAGCCGGTGGCAGCTTGTCGTAATAATTCTTTATGCAATTGAATATCGACCTGGCCTCACACCACGCAGAGTTTGCCTCCAGGAATGTCTCGTCGACATAATCGTTGTGCAACTGCGTCTTGAATGCGTTGGCCATGTCCTCGTACTCGTCGTGCGTGTCCCTGTTCAATACGACAAGGTCACAAGAGTTCTTGTCCTTGTACGAATTGTGAAAGTGCTGCCTGAACTGCGTCGGTACCACGTGATGTTTTGTCAGATTAGTAGTGTCGCCGGTGACAACGCAACAATTGCTGCGACCGACGAGAATCTGTTCTGGGTCACCATATCCCTTTGGCATGAACTTCAGTCTGATGTCGTAATCAGCCTCCTGTACCGCAAGGTCGTTTTTGAGATACCAATTGGCCTTCTTTTTTGAAGAGAAACACATCAGTGTCCCGTCAGGATGGTATATCCTGTAGTTGTCATACGGCTGTCGTATGAGTGCATTTTGTGGTGCCTGTGGTATTTCTTCTGTCATACAATTCAATATTTATTGTATTTTATTATTAATTATCGTTGTTGGACCTGTTTCCAGACGCCCACTCCTCGGACCAGATAAACTGTGATACATACAATTATACGCGTTTCTATCATATTTCAAAAAAAAAATTATAAAAAACAAAAATGACAAAGTCAAACACATCTTGCGAGCGTGTAGCAAATCCGAAAATAAATAGACACTACGTACAACGCAAGAAGAAAAAATTTAAGATGCCACAAATCAAAGAACGATAAATAAATGTATGAAAAATGCCAGGCCTTTCCAGGCCTGGCATTCTCTTTTATGCTAATTATGCTAAGGACACGTTAATCGCGTTCAAACCTTTCTTACCATCTTGTACCTCGAAAACGACTTCGTCGTTCTCGCGAATTTCTTCGTTTAATCCAGTAGCGTGTACAAACACATCTACTTCATTTTCGTCGTCTTTAATAAATCCGAAACCTTTAGCTTCGTTAAAGAACTTTACTTTTCCTTTTTTCATTTTACTTTATTTTTGTTTTTAACGGGGAGTTTTTTTTTTATTCTTGATAGAGTTCCCCAAATACCCCCATCAGTTTCTTAAAATTTGTTTATGTATTTCTTGAATATCTTGGCGATGTTTCTGGCATCGTCTATACCCCCTGTGTGCGGTACCAGTGAACAATATCTTCTCGTACTTGCAGGCGCCGCCCAAGCCTATAGGCTTATGTAGTTTGTTCCATTCTCCGTGCAGGTGCTTCAGGCTTAAATGATTGGAGTCGTTGATGACTTCCGGGTCCATCTTGTTCGACTGTAAATCGTCTCTGAACTGTCTCTTGTCGTAATGTCCCCAAGATACAAATTTTACAGCGTCCTTATTCTCGTGATGCATACCTAACGCCCACCGAAAAAATATAGGCAGAACGATTTCAGCATTTTCAGCATTGTCAATATCTTCCTGTCTGATTGTGGTGAGTGTGGTACAGAATTCCGAGATTATCGGATGTTTCTTCGGTTTTGCGAACATGCAGAAATCGTCGATTACGTCGCCGGCTTCATTACATTTCACTTCACCGATCTCTATAATTTCATTCCTAAATCCTGGCGGTTTATTCGTGTCCGCCTTGTCCCAGCACGTAGCCTCTAAATCAACTACGATAAATGTTTTACTCATATCTCTACTCTTATCTCGCCATCCAGCGCAATTAATTCATATTTTGTTGTCTCATAGAATTGCCTATCTATCTGCAGACGTTCCATCCAGTTATTGAAATACCTGTAAAGTTCCTCAGAACGCTGGTGTCTGTTCAAGTGATACACCTCGAAATCTTTCCTGTTCTGTATCTTGTCTGCTTTCAACATGTCATTGACATCTTTGAGAGCGCTCAGTCTAATCTCGTCTGTGTCTTTCACCAGTCTGTAACTCAGGTACTCATTAGCAACGCTTCTGTATTCTACCGCGTTTATTATAGACTGTGGCGAAATATCATTAAGCGACGTATGATTATATATATTCCGTAGTTCTACGTCTGATTGAAAAACCGGGTGTAATATGTATCCCAGTTTGGCATTCAGTGATGCACCTAATTTGTGCAATATATACAGGCCCTCGTCGATGTGGTTCATGTAATACGCCCCGCTTCTTTCTGCACGCGTGTTTCCGTATATGTTGTCTATTATATTATATTCTGCGGTATTGGTCAGCCCGTTCATCAAAAGAAATGGTATCTGCTTGTGCCTGAAATACGGTGCCAGATTACATGCACTGGTCGTCAACATCTTAATATCGTAACCCTTATCGTCGCACTGCTGTTTCCACAGCTCATGAAATATTCCCTTGCCCCTGAAGTGATTCAATATGTAGAGCGCGTAATATGTATTACTTTTGAACTCAAACGTCGCCCAAGCGCCTTCAGATATTTTGTCGATTGACTGTAACGCTGCTCCGGTGTGCGCAATTTGTAAAGCCCGGTTTTTTATGTATCTAACGGCCTCTCTGTGTGTTTCGGCACATAAATCGAATCTTTTCATTTTAATGTTTATTACTTTTGTTAATCATAGACCGATTAATAATCGGTATTTTCATTTTCATTATATATTTAACTGTCAAAACCGGTTTTTGTCGGTCCTTAACAATACTACAATTACAGATGGTGTCATGATTAAATTTTTGCTAATATTTATTGTTTTGTTTTATGTTATTACAATATTACAAATAAAAAAACAAAAACAAAAATTAATCTATCTTTATTTTAGTAGACTTCTCTTTGGACCTCACCTCGTTAACTTTGATCTCTAGGACGCCAAGCTCTAAGGTCACCTTATCGATTGTGTCTTCTCCCAAGAATATGTCATGTCCGACTGTGCGAGTGCCGTTCTTCCCGTTGATTGACAGTATCCCATCTTCCAGGTTTATGTCAAGCGCTTCTTTTGCGAAACCTGGCACTTCTACTTGGTATGAGTACACTCCGGCGATTGTCGCAGTCCTCTTCACTGAATCATTCTTGAAAAAATTCTTGAAATCGATGTCGTTGAATTTATTCTTGATTTCGTAGAATCCGTCCTTGCTTTTCTTCTTCAGGTCATCGGCTAATAAGTTGAAGAAATAGTTGTCTTGTCCAAACATAGTTATTATTTATTTATTATTTATTATTTTGTGTTAAGTTATACAATTTATATGCCGTTTGTATGCGGTTGTTTAAATATATGCGTTATGCCATCCGTTATTTCATCTTGCCGTATCTCAGACCGCACGATTTGCACTGGTCGTCTACGCCGTGCTTTATGAGCTTACACCAGCCAATCCATTCTTCCGGGTATTCTCTATCAATTTCGTCTTGGAGTTTTTCTGGCTTGTCCTTACATTGCACATTCTTGTAAAACACGCATGGCTCTATAGTATATCCGAGACGTCCGTCTTTCAATTTCTTGAAACCGCTCGTCTGTTTATAACAATAGACACCGACTGGTATCTGTTTCTTTAGTTTCCGGGGAACCCGTCTGAAATCGCTCATTTATTTTTTAATTTGTGTATTCCATTTCTTGTCGGCTTCGTTAAACCCGAAACCCAGATAATCGTCCGTCAGCTCTTCGCCGATATTAATATCGCGCAAGGCCTTGGTGTAACCCAAACTGTTCTCGTTGAAATCTGACGAGTAGCAATTCGGCGTATCCGAGTGGTTGAAGAAACGCGAGTTATCAACACACAAGAAGAATTTATCAGTAAAACGAAAACAATAAGTCTGAAGAAACTCTCTATCTAAGCCTTCGGCCTTATCGAATTCTTCCTGTGTATATTCCTTGTCGTGACTGGGAGTGTATTCCCAGAGTATTGAATCCTTCGGTATAAATTGGTCAGCAAAAATGCCAATCCCTGCAATTCTGCTTTTGTCTAATTTTGTTTTGACTTTTAACATTTCTAATTCGTTTTTACAATTATGCGTATTTACATATTAATTTAAAAACCAGAACGTGCGTTCTGGTTTTATTTTATATATTTCCGTAGTCTGGTAACGCGAGAACCGCCTCTGCATTGTCTACCAATATCGTCAAGTTCGCGTCGGTGACTACGTTCTCGTTTAGTACGACGTGTCTGGCGGTCTTGTCTATTACCTGGTTGTATATCCGTATATTTGACATGTACCAATTGTGGCTATTACCGGAACTAGAGAATGTGTCTATTCCGCCGATGAATATCTCGTCATTGTGAGAGAACTGGCCCGGCGCTATGTCGAATATCATCTTGTTGAACAGTACCAATTGGCTGTTCTGTAACGTCTCGCCAAGTTCTGTCTGTCTATTGTAGACTGACAGCTCTAGTTTCTGTTGCACCTGGTCCACATTTATCAGGAACGAGTACCATACATCTTTATTGAACCCCATCAAAGGAATCTGCCACGAGTTGCTGTTGAACGTGAATGTCAATGCGCCCTGGAATATGCTTATCTTGTACCCGGTATTCGCAACATAATCGTAATTGCTCAACAACGTCCAGTCCCAAGTCGGGTCATAGGCCGAAGTCTTCAACCAGAAACTGAAAGCCCTGTTATCTCCCTTGCCTAAGACCCTGTCAGTTGTGTTATACTGCACGTGCTTGACGCCTTTCGATTTGACCTGCATTTCGTAAACCGATTTAATGACGGTGAGAGATGCGTTCCAAACCGGCTCTTTCTTTATGACTGCTGACGTCATTGCCTTTCTTATTGTCAATATTGACGTGTTAGTGTATTGCTGCGACGGGTTCTCCACTGTCTTATTGTTTTTATTCTTGGTGTTCTTCTTTATTTCATCGTCTACATTTATGCCGAACAGATTGTCGAGCGTGGTGTACTTAGTAAGTTCTGTGACGAAATTCTTTGCTGTCTGACCATCTGTGGTCGTGGCATACTGTCGAGAAGACTTCTCGTTGTATTTCTTCATGAGCACTCTGTAGTACACTTCTGCATTCATGAACCCGCGCTTCGGGAACATCTGTTCCACCTCCCACAGCTGGTTGATGTCGCACAAGTACACGATGTCTCTCCTGCTTGGCCTGAACTCGACGCCGAACGTAGATTTGAAACCGTCTTTCAATATGTGTATCTCGAAACTCTGTATAAGGTCTAAGTCAAATCCTGCGAAATTCATGTTGTCTACCGGAAACTGGTTGTCAGGAATCATGATGTTCATGTCCTTCATGGATATGACGTTGTGTATCTGCTGTTCGTGTAATATGTGGTCGATGCCCTTCCCGTCAGGGTCGGTCAATAGGTATGTGCACTTCCATGAATTGGTCTTCGACGCGAAGTCATTCAATTGTGAATATAGGTTTATCTGTGATGCCCACAACTTCGTGTCGTTAATCTGTACGAAATCAGAGCCCGCGCAAACCGAGCATGAGTCTATGTCTGCATTCCAAGGCGTGATGCTCTCGGAGCACGGTATGCAATTCACGCCACTGACGCTTCCCGCGGTAGTTATGCAATCTTCAATGCAAGGACCTGTTGGTGCTGGCTTGATTGCCAACGGGTTGCACTGCGATTTCAAACCCATCTTGGCCGATGTCTTATAGTTCGCCGTCGTGTTTTGAAATTCGCCAATAAGCTCGAGGTCGTATAACCCGATAGCGCCGACGCCGGTGTTCTGAAACGCGAACTGAAAATTGCAAAATTTTAATCTTTCGACCTTGGTCTTCTGTAGGTTCTTTGTAGTCAGCGGTGTCCACGGTGACCATATCCGGCCCTGTGTCTGAGTAAACCTGAAATTTACTGTCAGGTCGACGAGATTCCCAGATGAGAGGAATATCTTGAAGTCTTGTAACGTGAACACCTTGTACGTGTCTTGGTTTGAGTATATCACTGGAGCATTCCCGGTTATCACGACAGGCTGAAATATTTCTGCAATTTTTCTGTCACCCTCGATATTCAGTTCTTTGAGTTTTACTTGTCTCGTGCCGTCTGTCACATACGTGTATCTCACCTGTAACCATATATTGGGGTTTGTGTTGGGGTTCAGGAAATTACTAAAATTATTCGGCATCGAAACCCACGGAGTCCATGTCAAAGTGTCAAAACTCCAACGATAATCAACATTCAGGTAATTGCCAGCATTTGCATTTACGACGGCATGGTCCCATTTGGTTAAATTCGTCATATTTTGTATGGCCGGGAAATGTTGGATCACGAACGTCTGGCCACTAGTCATGAATGTCCCGCCATCAATACTGAAATTAATGAACATATTTTCTTCAAATATTCGATTAATAGAGAAATTACTTGTCATACATTAATATATATTATAAAATTGGTAGATTAAATTCATAATTGTGAATTAAAAATATATAAATAAAATATGACAACTTTTGTAAATTCGAACAGTATATTCCAACCGTCACTAAAATACCTGAAATACTACAATACCGATATTGCGGTAATTAGTGGGGCAAATAAAGTAAATTCGTTACCTTTGTGTAGTATAAAAATTAATTACGAACAATATCAAAGGATAAGTGTACAAATACCAAAAGGACAAACAGACTTTGTTCTGTCTTTTCCCATGTTGGGCATTAAAACGACATTCATAACAATAAAACCAACGTATTGTGGTGTCAATACGGATTTGAATTATCTGAAATGGAAATTCCAGTCGAGCGGCGACGCCAAATGGTCATTCACAAATGTTATGACATTGACAGGCACGAGCAACAATCCCATACCTCCAATCTTAATAGATAACCCTAATGCTGACTGCGCTGTACAATTAGACGTATTGGTGTCGGCGCTAGCAAACGATTATCTGAATGATAATACTGCGTTCTTATATTTAGACGGGTTGACTTTTGATAAGGTGCATACTTATAACGAAACCAACTCACAAATTCTAGCGTTCTTCAACAAAGACGGCGTACTCGCAGGAACAGTCGACATAATAGATATAATCAACATATCGAGAGTTCCGGGCAAGAATCGTATAATACTAGACGAGAGTTCTGAAAACAATATCGTATTAGATTTCTTAACGCCCGCAGACACGTTACAGGCGTTATCTGCGATAAACTGGGTGCTGTTAGACCCGTCGACCAGAGCACTACCGCAGTCCTTAGATTTAGTTCCGCCGGTTGTAACATACGCCAATAGGGTAAACACTATCACTTCTACAATAGATTTCGATCTGTCATTGTATGCACTGTCTACTATAACAAAACAGGACGTCATAAACGCTGCAATATTAAGTGTCGTGGACAATAGAGATGGCGCCATGTTGACATTGCCTAATAATATTTTATTTAAACAGGGAACAGCATATATAAATACTATACTCACAGCTGGATTATACACAGCCGAAATAAAAGTGGTTGATATTGCCGGCAACATAACAAATCTCGTATTGAATCTAGATGTGCATGCTATAATTGTAGACACACTGCCGCCGGTAATTAATTTCACGGGTAACGTCAGTGTACTGACAGTCAACCCGATAAATATCAATGCGTACCCGACAGGATTTACTGCGAATGACGCCAGAATTTTATGTATAACCAATATAATCGATGATATTGATGGTATGATACCATTGGCGAGTGTCGCCGTTGTTTTCAAAGACGCATACGGTGTGACCGTGCCCACTATACCATCGGAAGGCGATTATACCATAAGATTCACAGTGTCCGATGCTGCAGCCAATACAACAATCCGTACATTATCATTACGCGTGAATGACCCGTTGATTAACACTGCACCACAGATTAATTTTACAGGCAGCGTAACATTGCCAGCATTGACCGCAACAATCTCGTTGTCTGTTAATTATGGTTCAGGCGTCGGTGCATTTACTGCAACTAACGCAATCAATCTGTTTGTCGCCAGTGTGACCGATGATATTGACGGGATAATCCTGTTGACGCCTGCAAATATTATAATGACTAACATATTATTGGCGCCGACTGCGAACATAATTAGTCCCGGAGTGTATACGATAAATATTACTGCAATAGACACTGCGTCTAATACGACAATAAAAAATATAGCATTAACTGTTAATCCATAATATGTTCAGTAAATTAAATTTCATTGTGCCGTTAAATTCTAATGACAAGAATTTGAAAATCCGTAATACGAATGCGCTGGTCGTGCACATGATAAAAGACCCATCTTGCACAACAATACAGAATGGCGTTAATATATTTATCAAGCAACGAGGCGAGTCAAACACATTGACACTGAATTTCTCATCTGCGGATGAATCAGAAGACGCGCATGTCATACTCAGAAACAACCTTATATTATTGTCTAATAATCTGGGCGTCATACCAGGGCCAGGCCCGATAAGCAACGTGGCATTTAATTTCGGGGATTGGCAAGATAGCGTACGCGATTTCGTGAATATTCTACCGCCCACACCCGGCGACAGCGAACGATATATAGCAAAATCCGCAATATCGCTCACTACAGTATATGACGTCATTGCAGATTCGCCCAGTGTGATTACGGTGCCAGCCAATTCAATATTACACTATTGGGACGCGGTAACACGCGGGACAACAAACGGCGGGTGGATTGTCGTAGCACCAAAATCTGGAATGTTTACCAACGTCGATGTCAATGCAAATATGCTTATCAAATGGGGCGGGCTCGCGTGGCTTGAACTCAACTGGGCATTGAGCAAAGATTTCAAAATAGAATCTCCGGTGCTAACCACGACGGACGGGCAGTATACAGGCATATCGCCACTCGATGACGTACCTGCAGGGAATGTCTGTGTCGAAGTCAAAGTCAATGGAATTGACACAATAATAGGAGACGGATGCAATGCTACATCTTTTCTCACACCATATTGGGATGGTCTTTTTGCTAAGCAATACACATTCGTGTCAGCAATAGGTGGAACAATTGTTATATCAGGCACGCACGATTTGACCAATACTGATTCCCTGATCATCGTAGATAATGGAATAATAAAATGTCTGAACATAACAAATGTGACTGGTAATACGCTGACCGTGTCTGCGCCAGTCGTCGGCACCGTCACATCGATAAGACAACCAAAGAAATGGGGCAACATAAAACAGGGAGATATACTGTTGTGGTTTGGTTCTAGTGCGGGTTACCAGTTAGACCCAGTCGGTGACAAGGTCGTATTCAAATACATAACGCACAACTAAAAATATAAATAAAACGTATGAATCAATTTAAACATTATTTAGACAAAGTCCGAAACCGTGTGAACGAATCGACAGAAGCTCCAACCGAGCTTAGAAGCGTGACCGTCGAATACAGTGACGGCACGAAGGTAAATACTAGCATGGCCGCACATCTTACAGACGCCGAGATAAAAGACTATTTCCGGATTGGAAGGAAGTTCAACTTGGGCAACGCCCCTGTCGACGGAGACTATGGCGACAATATACAGTCGGTGAAGGATGTCGTGATAAACGAAGCGGCAATGAACAAAGACGACTTATTCAACATACTCAAGAAATACACTTCATACCTTTACGATAACGGCCACGTCGCTGGCGATGTGACGAAAAACGGAGTCAAGATAATCAATAAATTCATGGGCGTTGGCGAGGCGGTAGTAAACGAACAGCACAACATCATGGTGGTCACAGTGCCGCCTGTAGAAGACTGGTACGAAGTGCAACTGGGCCCCATAATAGGCGACACGTGCATGGGCTTTGATTTCATGGGCAAGAAATATTGCATACGCGGCAAGGACACGGATATGTTCAAGGCGAACGTCGGCAAGAACGTGAAATTCAAGTACGACAAAGACGCCGGCAACAGCTTCATGGAGTTTGCAACTCTCACAGAATAAGCGGTGAACGGGCCTCAGTGTTATAACTACGGCGAACGCGCAGCTCATGAGGAAATCGAGGAGAACCCAGGGATGAGGTGTCCCGGCGTGGTGCCAGCGAATGGGTTTAACAAATGAGTACAGATCGAGATATTAAATAATATTTTAATATATAATAAAAAATAATAACGAACACATATGGAATTAATATTTTTAAGATACGCGACTAGACCCAATCCTGTGGTTTCTGGGAAATTATTCGAATACGTGACACCAAGCAAGAAGCCTAGTTTCACGACATTGCCCGGGGTTATGATTACCGTATTCCAGACCGAAGAAAACATCGAGATTGTCAGAGCCGGTTTAGCAACACTGAATATCAAATTTGACCTTGTCGAAAAACAGGCGCCGCAAGATGCGACACCGACAACGTCTGCTACACCTACAGGGGACAGTCTTGCCGCGCTTAAGTCACAATTGGCTGTCGCTCTCGCGGCACAGAATTTTGAGAAGGCAGCAGAATTGAGAGACCAGATTGCAGCGATAGAGAATCCAGGCGGGACTACTAACGCGCCTACGACAGAACGCAAGATTATCACATCTATATTAGAGTTCAAGAAGAACCTGAAAAAATAACTATTAATTAATGTGATAACGAAGATAAACGAATTCAAGAAGCTAGACAAGACTGGCAAGGAAGACATAGACATCAACAACGATGGCAAGGTAGACAAGTCAGATTTCTACTTACTGAACAAGCGTCGCAAGATTGCGAAGTCTGTCAAGGACAAGAAAAAGAAGACTAACGAAAAAGAAGACTAACGAAAATTCAGACGCCGCATCGAATTATAGCAACGCGATGAATTTATTTGAATTGGCAGATAATATGAAGTTCTTAATGGACGAAGGATTTCTCGACGATAATTTCGATTACGCAAACGGCGCAGATGTCGAGAGTATTAATCAATCACTGATCGATAAAAACGGCGGTGGTTATGTGGGCGAACCACAATTCATCGAGTCAAATTTCTTGGCGGACGTAGATAAATTCAAAAAGATATTAAATGCGTATTCGGTTAACTAGAGCGTTAATATAAATGAACAAAAAGATAATGATAACTACCATAAACGAGTTCAGGAAGATTAACGAGCAGAACACAGACGTAGCGCAAGCCGTCTGGCAGTTCTACAAGCCCGAAGAACGCAAGAAGTTCCTTGGCTCCGAATCAGGCTCGGTTAATCACGAGTTCGCGAACAAGGAGTGGTCGGAATTATCAGACGGCGTCGCAAGCACCGTCAAGAACTGGCTGAACGACAACCCCTGGCTCTATACAAATCTGACCCAGAAAACCGAGTGGCAGCAATACATCGCGGCGCGCACTTGAAAATAATTGGAAAAATATTTCCGCGTTGTGAAATTAATGCGTATATTTGCAGTATAATATTAAAACGGGTTAAACAAATTACATATATAACAGTATAACTAACAATGAAAACATTAACTAACATACAAGTGGTCGGCGGTCAGGCACAAGCGGGGAAAAATCCCGGCTCGGATTTGTAATGTTAAAACTGTAAAGATATTAACGACGAAACCCGAGCTGAAAAGTTCGGGTTTCGTCTTTTATACGTTCCCGTAGCTCAGTTGGTAGAGCGTTTGGTCGACATCCAAAATGTCATCGGTTCGAGTCCGGTCGGGAACACAAACAGGTCTGTAGCTTAGTGGCTAAAGCAGTGCGTTTACATCGCACCTACCGGGGGTTCGATTCCCTCCATGCCTACTCGCACGGCGTAATGAACCGTTAGTACTTAGTCCCCCCATACGATGGTTGTGAGCTCACAACGCACAAGGGCCAATGCGACATATAGCTTAACGGTAAAGCGCCTGGCTTCCAACCAGGGGATGCGGTTCGATCCCGATATGTCGCTCACATGCAGAGTCGGAAGGGAACTCACAACAGAGTTCACCAACCGCGGCAACAATTGCGTCAAAACAATTTCATGCATTTTATAATATTAGGGGGGATTAGTTTATTCAGCAAAAATCATAGATTTGCAATCTATAGAGCCGAGAGCAAAGCTCGGATTCTCCACAAGTAAGTTCAAAAGCCTGGCCCACAATAATAGCCGCTGGTGCCATTTGGTTTTAGATTTTAATATATAAAGAAAAGACTTTTATTACGATGGATAAGAAATATTTCAAAATAGTGCCGGCCAACAGAGCAGACGCAGCACAATTATACGCGATACTGACGGGCAAGACGTTCTATCCCGAGGCTACATCGGTTCCGCCATTACCTGGCGCATTTGCCGGCGGATTCGACTACAGACAGTTCTTCATACTGATCGGGTTCAACATGGACGGCGAGGCGATCGTTTTCACACGGGCTGAATATACGGTAGGACAGTTCAACACTAATGTAATACCTACTGCCGAATGGACTGCCAGATATTACATGTCTGTCGCGCCGACAGTGGTGGCTTTACCGACGATGAACGAATTAGACGCGCACGGTCGCAATCTCAGTACCAACACGAAGTCATTCCTTAGCAGGGATTACAAGAACTTCGCGAACAACAAATAATTTAGAAATGATGATGAATACCAACACGACAAACAACCAGCAGAACCAACAACAGCAATCACATTGTTGCGGCCTCGCATTGTTTAAATCCTGATGGACTCATGACGATACGTTAAAAGCCGCGCAATATTGTGCGGCTTTTTATTTTATACTGTCCTTTAGTGAAATTGGCATCACGCCGCATTTTGGCTGCGGAGTTTCAGGTTCGAACCCTGAAGGGACAACAAACGAAATCGCATAATGTCCTGTCGTCTAATTGGAAGGACACAAGATTTTGACTCTTGTAATGCTGGTTCGAACCCGGCTGGGACAACATTAAATTCACGATCTATTTTTGTTTTCGTATTTTAATTTATACTATTGCATCATGGAAACCATAGAAGTCAAGAATAAAAAAGACTTTTAAGCTAACTATAACCAAGGCCGACGTTCGTATAAAAGTGCCAGAGCAATCGACGCCCGAAGAGCGTGACGATGCAATATCTTTCTTTCGTACAGTAGTTGAAAAAGTCGGCAAGACCGAACACACACTGCGCGGCACATACTCGACGAGTCAAGCATCCGTATGTATGAGATATGATTCTAGTCTGCGTGCGCCATTGGGGGTATTCTATAAAAATAAAACAAAATGAAGTAAATTAAAAGTAAAGTTGATTACGATCAGCGAAGCAATCGCAAATGAATGGAGATAAAGAGCAGATATTAGATTTGGCAGAAAACCTTGGAATATTTCCAAGGTTTTCTCATTTTACTACATTTAATACGGATATTTTAATATATAAGTCTAAACACACTCCGAATCATGGGAGACATTTCAAAGAAGATGGGAAACGCCCTCAAATACATAGTGTTTACGCACATCGGTCGCGTCGTAGCACTGTTGTTGCTTCTGCCGTTGTTCAGCTACATCTCTGATGTCGCCACAAATGACTGCACCGGTACCGTGTTCTACGTGCTGTTCGTCGTGTGCGCAGTAATCCTATCATTCTACACGTTGGTATTCATAGTCTTTGCCTGGGTGATAAACCCGATGCGCGAGTACAGTGAGAACAGGAAGATTAGGGAACATTTCAAAAAATAAATAAAAATACAGACAACATATGAAGAATTTCAATCACTACCTGGGACAAGTAAACGAGAAGTCGTTCAAGGACTTCCCGATACAGCTGTACCACTCGAAGAACAACATGCGTTCAGCCGAGGGTTTCAACAGCAAAGACGCGGCGCTGCGCCATGCTAAGGAACAAGACATAACTGAGTTCGACATATTCAAGAACGGTTCCGGGTTCCACTCTACGACACAGGAAGAATACCTCGTGTTATGGGCTGACGCCGAGGGCGGGGGTTACTGGTCCAACCGCGCTGCGAAGGAGCCCGAACTTATGAAGAAGAAATACGATATTGAAGTTGCCAATAACGAGTCAACTACTTTCAATGTACCAACTCTCATACAGCTGTTCTATGTGGAAGACGCAAACGGCAAGGCCGTCGGTCTGTACAAAGACTTGGAGACCGCAGAGAAACTTGAAGCACAGACTAAGGGCAAGAAACACATCGTCAACATTGACCGTGACTTATACAATTCCGGAAAGATTAACGCGTCTAACGCCAAATACCACATCGCCAAAAACGAATCTGGCGAAATCGTGCCGGTACAGGCCGGTGAGATAATTAAATTACAGAAGCCTGCGGCTGACACGTTCACGGACGTCGAGGTTAACAACGACGGAATCGAGATTGGAAACTGTAGCGTCTGCGGTGCCGGACACGTCGTGTGTTCAGACCACATATGCAAGACCGTCATAGACCCCAATTCTCAGGTGCCATCGGAATACAATATGACAGAGAACAGGTTCGAATCGATAAGAAACAAGTACGGGATAAATGAGACCAACATGATTACAAAGCTGGACTGGTTCAAGAACATAAATGAGGTCTCAGTTATTAATGAAACCCCTGATTCTAATTACGACCACGAGATGACGCCAGAGGATATAGAAAAAGAAGTCAACCGTCTTTTCGACAGATACAATAACGATGAGATCAAAGCCGACATAGAGGCGATGTTCCCGGATTACACAACGGCAGAAACAGAAGACGCGGCGTATTATGTGCTCGACACGATATTCGACAGTGAAGACATGCTAGACAGCGTGTGGAAATCTATCAAACCGTTGTTGTTCAACAAATTCAGGGAGTTCTTTAAATCAAAAATATAAAAAATATAAAAAATACAAACGATATGATAACTACAATAAACGAATTCAGGAAATTAAACAATATTCAATAAGTTATGATAAAGTACACAAAAGAAGAGATAAAGACTGTACTCTGGAACGTCTTCAAAATGGACGCAGCCAACATAGAGTTCGTCGGCGATAATGACGATAACGGCGGTCAGTACATATTCAACGTGTTCCCCACCGGAGATACCAAGCTCGGCACGCTGAGCAACATGGCACAGGAATTGTTCGACTCTGATCTGTTCGACGTCACCATGAAAGGCGACCACCTGGTGATAACATACCTAGACCCGTACGTGATGTCTCGAGAGTCGTTCACCATGATGCGAGAGTCGATAGCACAGTGGATCAGTTTCGACGACGTGCAGATAAAGAGCATGGAGAAACGCTTCAACACGGTGCACATAAAATACCACAGCGATCCGTTCTACATATCGGTCATGAAACAATTGAAGGAGAAGAAGAAGCTGAGCAAGAAACAGTTCGACGAATTCAAGTACCTGATCGAAAACGGACAGACCCGTTACGAGGCAGGCGTGTTGTCGACAAAAAACTAAACAGAGACTATGATAACAAAAATTAACGACTTCGTGACGGTCTCGGAATCCCTGAAATACCATGTATCGAACGGCATCGACATAGTCGCCAACATATACAGGCACGGTTCTGACGCGTACATAGGGTGCGTCAGAGAGACCAGGAACCTCCTGGACGCCGGCAGCATAATACTAGAAGGCGTCGACAATGAGTTGTACGAGAACACTGACATCGGCAGATTCGAAATGTGCGAGGGCAGTGAAGTCCCGTTGGACCTGCCGTTCGAATCCGTATACGAGGCAGAGTACAAGGGCAGAGACGTGGAACTGAACGTGCCGAGACGCGGTGGGACTAAGAAAAAATACTACGTGTACGTGAAGAACCCGGATACGGGCAATGTCAAGAAGATTTCGTTCGGCGACGTGCACGGTGGGCTGACCGCCAAAGTGTCCGACCCGAAAGCACGAAAGAGTTTCGCAGCAAGACACAAGTGCCACCTCAAGAAGGACAAGACCACTGCCGGTTACTGGGCGTGCCGCATAAACCGTTACGCGCATCTATGGAACGGGAACACCTATCCTGGGTACTGGTGATGGTTTACACCGACGACAGAGATGAGAGAGCGTTCGCGGAGACCGTCGACCAGATGGACCTGGTGTGGCACCGAGATCCGGAAGACCGCGCCATTCAAGTGATCGGCACGACTGATTGGAAGATACAGTTAGACAACGAGCTGCCGAGGGACGTAGACGGTGTGCACATACCGGCGGGTGTTTGGCACAGACTGATAAAGGGCACTGGCCAATTGAATATAAACATACAGAGACAATGATTACGACACACAGAACATAAGGTTCGTGGATGGTCATTTTTAATCATTTCTGGTCAATCTGTTACACCTCAACGGGGAATCCGATAGAACAACGAGGCTGCTCGCGATGATGCGCCAGGAGCCAATTAAACTCGAAACCCGGCCTCCTTCATTTTATGTGTGAGGCCTTCCAACAGACGCTTACCTAAATCGGTAATTGCTTTAGCTTTGTGAGTGTCGATGTCTAAACGCGTTTTATTTTCTATCTTGATTGATTTATGTGTCATGTTTTATTTTTTTTTGTGACCCCGGGGAGACTCGAACTCCCACGTCCTTGCGGACACTAACACCTCAAGCTAGCGCGTCTGCCGTTCCGCCACGGGGCCATTCATTCGTCACTCACTTCGCCGGTTCTCGCCGAACGCGTTCGCGGCGACGCTCTTCATCATGCTGTCTAGGTTCATCACGGACTCTATGTACTCTAGCTCACGAACGTAATGTATGTACTCGTCAGTCTTCTCGTAGCCCTCTTCCGACAGGTTCTTCGCGACGGCCAGGTAGCCGAACTTCAGGATGTTGTCACCGCCGCACATGTCGGACAGCCTCTCGACCATGATTTGCATCTTCGCGTTCGTCTCCACTGCGTAAAACTCGGGCACGTCGCGCACGGTTATGTCCATGTCGTCGTCGTCGGTCACTGAGAAGTCGACGAGCTGTTCGAGCAGCGCGACAATCTCCTTCGCCAGTTCAATTCTCTCTTCAATCATCGGTTCCTCCTTTTTCCGTTCCGCCGCTCGTGTCGTGGTACGCCCGCAGGTTCGCGAGCTCCAGCGACAGGCGATTGTTCTGGTCCTGCAGTTCCTTCATGTCGCTGGGCCTGTCCCTGAATATGCCGAACGACGCGTCCACGGGCTCTGGCCCGGTCGGCAACTGCCTGTACGTAATCGTCTCTCAGTGTGTCCATGCTTCGATTTGTTTTTTTATTTTTTTAACTCTTTACCATTTACCGTCTATAGTAAAGTGTGTTGTCGGCGTTAGTCGCCGGGGACATGCGCGGCAACGCAGTCCATGGCGTCTTTGATGTGCCTGCACTCCTCGTAGTTCTCGTACTCCTCGAACAGTCGCATGACGCCGGCGGTGAACTCGTGCCCGAACACCCGTATAATATCACGGTAGTCGCGAGACTTGAGATATTCGAGGAGCTCTGTCACTGCAGAATCGTCCACAATGAACTTTACGGCTTCTGGGCGTCTGTCTCTCACCTCGTATATCATTATCCTGACAGCGGTCTTTTCGGGTATGCCTAGAGTGGTGAAGTTGTTTAACATATCGTTCTGTTCTTTTTAAAATTATAGCCAAAAAAATGTACATATTTACCGGGTGCCTATCATTGTGTTACATGCTATATCTCAATCTTTTGTCCCGCGGCCATCATGCATTATGTCTGGAGACTGCACCGGTCTGTTGTTTCTGTTGTTTCCGTTATGTGCGGTCACATGCGTCACGAGATCGCTCGGTTCGAAGTAGACTTCCAGTCCGAAGTACGTCTTGTGTACCATCGAACCGAGCGCGTCCATGAATTCGTGCATCCGCATCTTCCACAATCCGGTATCCACGTCGAGGTATCTCTCCGTGAGCTCCAGTGTCGTACACGCCTTGATCTGACCGGAGAACTCCACGAACCTGTTGACATGTTTCAAAAACGCGACGACGCCGTCTTCGTTCAGGCTCACGTAGACGTGGCAGTTCAGGTTGAATTTGACCAGGTCCTTCCTATTCATGGCTCTCTCCTCTTTCTGTGGACACGACTGGTTCCGACTCAAGCTCCGCGATCAACTGTTTCTGCAGCGCCGGAAGTACGCGTTCAGCGAAACGCTTGCACGCGTCCTGGTACTTCTTGCCGCTCGCGATGTAAGACATGCCCTGGTACATTTTACCTCCGAAATAATCTACATTTAATCCAATGAGAAATCTCCTGAAATCCCTGTCGCCGTAACTCCTCCACGCGTACGACATGTTCCCCCAGTCCGTGACGCCCGAGAACATCCCGTCGCTTGTCAACACTATCTGTCCCAGCCAAGAACCGTCTTCGGTACTCAGCGTATAACTCTTCGATTTAACTTCTTCCATATTTTTGTTTTTTTTTTCATATCGTGTTCTTGATGTTCTTTTCAATCCAGTTGTTGCACCAATCGAGGAGCTCCTTGGAATACCTGCCCTGAACGGTGTCCATGTGGAAGGCCTTCAGTATGTGAACGACGTCCTCCTCTGTGTACTTCTTGGGCTCCCGTGCCAATATCGTCACCGCACGGCAGTCGTCAGTCTTCACCACATAGTAATCGTCCTTGTGTAATATGAGTCCGCCTGTGAGGTCCGCGTCGACTCCAGTGCT